TCCATATAACTATTTATCTATTCTTTCAAGTCGATATTATGCATTTCATACTCAAACTCTTCCTCAGTATAGATGTTTATCCTTTCTTGAAAATGTTTTAATGTAAAGTTTTCTTTTGATTTATAAGTTAAGTCATCGGCTATATCATATAAAGTAGCATTAACTTTATTATCGCCTAATCTTAAACCACGGCCTATACTTTGTAAATTTCTTATTCTACTTTTAGAAGGACTAGCAAAGATAATATTGTGTAAATTTTTTATATTAACACCAGTACTAAATGTTCCATAACTTGCAACAATAATAGCATTCTTTTCTCTCTCTACAATCCCTCTAATAGATTCTCTTTCATCTGCTTCAACACCACCAAAAATATAAAAAACTTTTCGGCCATCATCAGCCTTTTCTTTTATTATCTCATGTAAATTTTTACCATGTTTCTCTACTAACTGAAATAAAACTAAAGTATTACCTTTTAATTTAAGTGCTAGATTACGAATAAAATTTTGTCTTGATTTGCTACTTACAAGATAATCTATTTCATCTTGATATTTACCACTTGCAACTATTTTGCTATTTTCTACTGTATGTTTTAAGATTAGGCAACGAACAACCAAATTAGATAGTTGTTGTTTGTCCATAAGTTTTCTTGTAGATGTAACTTTGTTTACAGCACCAAACAATCCTTCTAACACTAGTTTGTGTGTCTGAGCACCATCTAATGTACCAGTAAGACCAATACGATATTTACAATCTTCAAGTTTAGTCATAATCTCTGTAAGTGATTTAGATTTAAATAAATGAGCTTCATCACCAAAGACACAACCAAATTGCTCAAAATATTTTTTCGGCAACTTATATAAACTCTGCCATGTGGATATTAATACTTTTTTGTCTGTCTGATTAGAGTATCCACTATACAATCTATGACAATTTTTCTTTACATTCCAACCGTATGATTGAAAGTCAGAATACATCTGCTCAACTAACGAGGTTGTCGGTACAATCAATAATATTCGATTGTTAGGGGTATCTTTAATTAAATGAGAATAGTATCTTATTAACGAATATATGATGAACGATTTACCAGAGGCTGTAGGACTTAATAACAAAGCACGATTAAATTTAAGACTATGATAAATGGCGTCTATTTGATAATCTCTTGCTTCAAACTTTTGACCTAGACTATTAGAAAACTTAGCAACAACATCTTTATTTACTTTGTTGTCAACCTCAACATCTTTACCTGTTACAATTTTATAATCTCTTTCTTCAGCAAAGGCTCTGATATATGGATACAAACCAAAGTATATCTCTTTTGTTTTTTGTGAGTATAATCGTATCTTACCATCCCACATACGATTACGAAAGGCAGGCATAAACTTATAACCTGGTACATAGAAAGTAAAAAACTCCGATAACTCTCTTTGTACATTAGGGTCACAATCAACCGTTATGTAAACTTCGTTTTTCTTTTCTATTATTAAAGTATCCATGTCATTATGCTATATCTATTGCCACTTGTAACTTTTTGAACTTCATGTGGAAACATAAAGTTAGATGGGAAGACAACAGCAGAACCTTTTTTCTTTTCTAAAGGCTCACCACATAATACAAACTCACCACCCTCGTAGTCATCATTTAAAAATATTAAAGATGTTAGATGAGGATAACCAGTTTTTTGACCATGACTATGATGAATATTATCTATATGCTCTTTCATAAACCCGCCTGTTTCGTAGCAGTTAATTCTAAAATGTGTGTATTCTTGTATTTTAATTTTATTGTGTATTGATATATAATCGTTTACTGCTGTCTCAAATCCTTGTTGTATAGTTTTATAACCAAACATTTGTGGTCCTATCCAAAACTCTTTCATATCAACTTTAGATGTGCCTAAATTTTTAGTAGCAGTTGAAAAGGTAGAAGTTTTCCACCCTTTAAAAGTATCTTTGTTGTAGTGTTCAATAATATTATCACAAGCTGCTGGGCCTAATACTTGTGGATAATAATATATGTAATTATAAACTTTGTCTTTAGAAATCGGCTGATTGGAACTCATGATGTTCACCTACTTGTCCTTTCACTTGCATATTCCAAGCTATACTTATACGTTTATTATTTGACTTATTTTGTTGAACCCAATGTGGTAACCACGCAGGAAAAAATATTGCTCTATTTGTTTTAGAGGCATAACTTAATAGACTAGAATTTAAAGTATTCTTTTCTTTCTTTCTTGGCACTATGACATCAGCTGCAGGTCTAGGATCATGAAAGACAATACTAGCACCTTGGTCTGATTGTAAATAATATGTACCACTTAAAAAATTATTTGAGTGTGTATGAACAGGATGATGTTCATTATTCTTTAAGACATTTGCCCACATATCAGTAATAATCAAATCATCAACATCATAACCTAAAGTGTTGCATATATCTTTACCAGTCTTTACAATCAAATCTGAGAAATGCTTAAACTCTTTTTTCTTATGTAAGTCTGCTGATTTTGTTTGCCAGTTATTATCATAATCTCTTTCTGACCACAACTCACTAATATACTTTTTCATAGTAAGTATCGTTGATACCTCTGTGGCTGTTACTTGTGGGATAAAATTATCTAATAAGAATATATTAGTTGCGAATATTTTTTGATGTTCCATAAGTCTCCAAGTTTCTTTTTATACTTCTTTGATATAGAAAATGCATGATATAATATAAAGGATAAATTAAAGGAATATTATAACAATGTTTTCCTCTTACAACATACATATGCCATATCCAACTTCCGTGAACATGACCAAACCCAACGCAACCTAAAAATGTTTTAGATTGCTCCACTTGTAAATTTTTTCCACTCTATTGCGTTTTTAATTAAAAATGTTCTATTGTTAATACTTCTTAAAACCTGTTCAAGGTAAGTTGTAACTTGTTTTAGGTATGCAGCTTTCTGGTCTGCCTTTTGTAATTCTTCATCTGAATCCATATAGATATGTACGTCTGCTTTTAATATTTTTAAATCAAAAGGCTTCTCTACATATACCGATGGGTCTGATTTGCCTGTATAGTATTCCCATTTATGTCTTTTTAAAATGTTATAATCGTATTCAGCCTTCTTTAATAATAAAGAAAACTTATTAAAGTGTTGTAAATATTTGTTATGTAATAAAGGTATCTTAACTGATTCGGTATCTAACTCCGTATCATCAAGCTTAAAATCCTTGTCTACCTGTTGTTGTAATTCTTCTAGTGTCATAATGGTATTATATCATCTTTCGGTTGTTTTGTCAAGGCTTTTGACCATTTCTTTTTGTGTTATATAAGTAAGATTATCACAATCTTTCCATTCGTCTATTTCACAATCTATTGCTGATGTACCAATAGTGTTTAGGTTTACTTTGTAAAACTGAACATCTTTAAACTTATTAAATGTATTTTTATGTTGTAATATCCAATTAAATGTTTCATCTGGATTATCAGGTCTGGCATAATTAGCATTCTTTTCAGCATAACCATTTGTACCAGCATAAACATTGTTTATCTTATTATCTAAACTATATAAATCATGACCGATAATATATACTTGTTTTGCACCCAACTCACAAGCAAGATGAATACTTCTTGAACCTGTTGCATATGCAAAGCCATCTACATCTGGCTCTATATCTTTTACTTTATCAGGATGTGATACACCTGTGATGTAAGTTATACCTAGATTGTGTCCTTTTGTAAGTGTAAACACTCCATCAGCACCATGATATACTACTTGTTCACTATTATTCCAAACTATATCAGTTTTATCTGCCATAGTTTTTAACATTTCTTTTGCAACAAATATTGGCACAGGTGTCCAGTATCCTAGATAACAAGTATGTTTGTGTGCATATCCTGACCTATATATTTCATGACCTATTCGTGAGTCTAATGCTACAAGAATATCTGGTGTAAAATCACGATAGATTGCATTACAACCTATTACTGTTCCGTATTTTTTGAAGTCGTCTAGATTTAGACCTTTGCGAGAATTACCATTACCAAAGCAAAACGCTGTCGCCATAATATACCATCCTATATTTTTTCTACTATGTAGTAGAAATTTGTACTATTTCGTAACTTGTATAATTAAAACTAACTGTAGCACTTATGTAATCTACATCAGTTAGCCTTACATCATAATTTAAACCACCCAAACTTGTTGGGTAAACATTTTTAAATCTTATTTCTGTTTTAGCAATATTCTTACTATTTAAAACTGTAAGTATTGCGTCTGAATATATACCACCTTCATTTAGGGGTTGTGGTGTATTTGTTCCTGTTGCAGCCGTACTTCTAGTAGAACCAGGAAATCTATCTGAACCAGCAGATTGTAAATCTTGAAACTGTGTGTGATTATCAGGAAATCCTAAACCAAGTATCCAATCATGTATTTCTTTAAAGTTATTTAAATTTTCATCAACAAGAAATGACATATCTAAAGAACTAAAAGTTACTTTATCACCTGGTAGAGGAACATCAATCAAAGGTGTATTTTGTTGTGCTGAACCTAATGATATACCAGGTATATTAGCACTCTGTACAAAAAATTCTACTAGTGGCAGTTTAGTACATTTAAATCTAAACTGAATAGGACTAGCATAATCACTTTTAGAAGGCTCTCTTGAAATTACATTTGTTGTTGTCATACTACTATTTATAATAGTTTTTAGGGGGTACTATCATATGACCGTGTTCTCTTTTCCGTCTCAGGCGGCGGCTATGACAATCTTTTTTCCAGAAAAGGCTTAAAAAAAGGGGCCGAAGCCCCTTTCTTTATTTTTCGAGAGGAATCGAAATTACATAATGTTTGTAACTTTAACTCGTCTGTAGTATAAGTTTTGTTCACCAGCAGCAACTGCGCCTGAGTTATCAAGTGCACCAGTTCCGTTTGATGTAGCGAAAGGATTTTGAACCATTCCGTATCTAGTTTTGAATCCAATTTTTGGTTGGAAACTGTCTTGACCAACTGCTCTCACCATTTGTAGTGGAACATATGGGCAATAGAATAAACCAGAATCGTAAGGTGACGTTCCTTTGTAACCAATAACATAGTATTGACTAGCAGATATATTCGCTGCATATGGATCAACATATACTTTGAATTTACCGTTTAGTACACCAGCAAAAGTATTACCAGTATCGTCAACATTTAAGTTAGAGTTTAACGCAGGAGCGTAATCTAAAACACCAGCCATTTGTAAAGCAGAAGCAACATCAGCAGAACAAATAATAATGTTCCCTTTACCTCTTCTTGTTAATTGACCGATAGCGTTAGCGTCTCTTTCTAATTGGTATAATAACCCTTTAAACTTCTCAACTGACCAACGACCATTAGAGTCTGTATCTAAATCAAAGATACCAGCAGTAGTTGTATTTACTTGAGCACCCGCTTTTGCGTGTGAGTAAATAGTTCTTACTACTTCTCTGTTAATCTCAGCAAGAATTTCACTTGAAAGGATGTTTGCAAGTTCTGTTTCAGCGTCTAGACCGTGGATTGCTTTTAAGTCTTGAGCAAGTTCCATAGTGTACTCTGCTTTTAGAGCTCTAGATTTTG